TCAGTTATCCAATATGAACCTTTAAACATAGGTATATTTTTCAGATAGAAGAACATTGTTGGTTGAATCATTACGTTACCCATACATGTTACCTCACAAGTGTAGGATGATTGTCTATATATGTCAAATAACCCAATATCAACTTGGTGAGCGGCTGAACCTGTTTCTGAACGACCTAAGTTTTCTTGAACAATAAACGATTCAGTTGTATTTCTTATCGACGATTGGTCTAACTGAACGCTTTTAAAAATACTTTGAGCTTGGTCACCAATACTAATCTCAAATGCAACAACTTTGTTTGATTGTGATAAATCCGCCTGACCAAAAACTTCCGGTATCGTTATTATTAATGGATTGTTATGTGGGTCACCTATATTAAAACTATCATCTTTAAAGAAATATTTGTCTTTACTAACGTCTTTTAAATCGAGATGTTTCGATGTTGGTCCCGTATATTGTAAAACAATTTTAGGTGACGACTCTTGATAATCAACGTCTAAGAATGTTCCAAATAAATTATTGGCCACCTTTTTAGATGCGGTAACTCTACCCTTTTTTGAATAACCGGTACCGTAAAAATTAACATATGCCGGCAATGCTCTCATATCAAATCCCGTACCCTGTATTAACATTGATACAACACTATATAAGTTAGCGTTTTCATTTTTAGGGTCAACTAACGGTAATAATTTATCAAGTGTAAGATACGCTAAACTACCGATATCTTTATTTGCTTTATCTAAATAAAGAAACTCTTCAATAAGTAATCTTTGTCCTAATGAATTTCCTGCAATCCATCTGTCATTAAACAATTTAAAGTGATTATATTGTTCAAGTTTTAATAAGTTGTCATTATATCCTTGTTCCCAAGTAATTCTTTGCCCAGTCTCTTTACTTGTTAGTGTCGGTAATTTTGAGGTTAGCGTGGTTAAGAATAGACTAAATCTATTTGCGGTACCTGAAACTTGGTTGCCCGAACTATTTCTTAGAATAACATAGTCTCTAATATAACTTTGGAATGCAGCCTTAGTATTTGTTCCGCCCGATTTAACGTATCCCGCATAAATGTAAATAAGTGGTCTAAATTGTAAAATATTTTCCTCACTCATCTCAATTTTATTCACACTAAAAAATTGTTCGTAACGATTTGTTCCCGTATCGGGATATTCACCAACATACAACTTTAACAAATCTTGATTTTCTAATCCATTATAATCCTTATAAGAAAATCTATTATTCTTTTCCACCTTTGAGAAACCTTCCCAAACATATGGTTCAATTTCTTTTGGGTTACCCATGGTAAATTTCATAAGATTATCATCTTTCAAAATATCTTGGGTGATTGTTTTTAATTTTTCAACCTGACCATCTTTAATTTTCTTTAACAATAAATCAATATTGGTTGGGTCGTCAGATTTTGAATCGACTGTTGATAAACTTTTTAATAATGATTGGAAGTTATCGTGTTTTATACTTGAGAATAACTTAATTGGTGTTTGTTCACTAATTTTTTCTGTTGCAAAATCTAAGAAAATGGTTTCAAACTCATCTAATATCGATGGGCTAAATGTGGCTATCAAATCATATACCTTTCTATATACTGTTCCATCAACCGCAAAAAGGTTATCAAGGAACGTATCCTCATTATCGGTAAACATATATTCGCCGGTAGATGCAATTGTCTTACCACTATAACTATCCTCTCCAGTTGTGCTAATTGTAACATCTTTCCAAATAACCCTTAAGTTACTTTCCCTATTATCATTAACGTCATTAATTAATAAATTTCCTTTGTCGTTAAAACCGTCACACGGTAATAGCGTATAAAAAGTATCTGTTGGTACGTATTTTTTATTATCAGCAAATGCCGTCCAATAATTTTTATTGGACTTGGTTCTCTTATAATATTTTAAATTATCATCGGCATTGTTTTCATAAAAACTTAAAGGACCATCGGCTCTTCTATCATATGTACTATATCCATTTATAATATTATGATAAATTGATTGGTAATATGGGTGAATACCAACATCGGTATTGTCCGAATAAGTTAAATCATAATCTGTCGGTTCCGCATTATTTAAATCAATAACTAAATAATCTTGATTCAAATCATCATCAAAAAATAAATCTCCGTTAATTGAGTTGGTTACATTTGATGTTGTACAACCCGATAATATATCCACATTCTCTAGTATGTGTTTTTTATATCTATGGTAAATAGAACCCCATTTTACAATTACGTGATACGGAATAAGGTGCGTGGCACCAATCTCTTTAAATAATGATGAGATTCTTGTTGTACCCGAAATCATGCTACTTAATTCAAGGAATGGTAACGAGTTTAATAAAAGATATGCCGAACCCGCATATTTTCCTTGTAGTTCTGATTTTTTAAAATCACTGAATAATTGATTGTGGAAATATGGTGTATTAAGAATATAATCACCGCTATTGTTTTGACCAATAAAAAGTTTTCTATCAAAAATGTTTTCCACATAATCAGTTTCAGTCCACGATGCACCACTATTAACTTTGGAAACCACCAAACCCTGAGTGGTGTCAACATCTAATAAACCGTCGTAATAAAAATTTTCATCACCATACTCCACTCTATCAACATATCTAATGTATGTGTCCGAAGAAAATGGGAATATTTTTGTTCTATACGATTCTAATGTATAGTTTGAAAGTTGGTTTGTTAATGCTGTAAATTTATTTTTTACATCAACGTTATTTTTAGTACCACTATATTGTTCAATCTTAAAAGATTTCTCATAAAGATTTTTAATATAATCCGTTGTTGGTAATTGGTCTTGATAATAAGGGTATCTATCAAAAGGAGATGAGAAAAATAATTCGCTTCTTAAAGTTTCTTGTGTACTTATCCCTTTAAGAATATCGATTAAATCAAAATCTTCGCTTGTTAGTTTTTGTATATTTTCAAATTCATTTAATGCCAATTCTTTTATTGTGTTATCATCAAATGAATTAATTGAGGTAATAATTTTAGCTCTCTCCCATATTTCATAAAGCATCGGTGCTAAAGTTTTACTAATATATGGTGCAAAATCAGTTAATTGGAATAATGAGGAAACTTTAATAGTTTCTTTAGTGTCCGATTCACCTTCTAAAACAAACGTTACGTTTTGAACACCGCCTTCTTTATCAGAAAGGGTGTCTAATTTTTTAGTAGCAATTGCTTGGTAATTTTCTAAAAAATCTATTTCAGGCCACAATCTTGAGTTATTAGATTGTAATTTATTTACTAACTCAGGGTCACGTGGGTATGCTAATATTTTTTGTTGGGTTGATGATTGTTTTTTAATTTCGGGCCAAGGGTAAACCGCTTTACCTGTTGATTCGTCACTTAATTTACCTATTAGTGTTGCTCTCTCAGCCGAAACATCGTACGCCTTTCTATGTACTTCTTTTAATAATCGAATATACACTTCGGCGTTAGCCATAATCACACCAAAGATATTTCTAATGGTTGGTTCAAAACCGATACCTTTATCTTTATCCTTGATGATTCTATTCATCTCCTCCTCAACCTTACTTTGTACTTTACGTTTTTCTAATACAAACGAATTACTAATTACGTGAATGTCCGCCAATATTTGACCGATGGCAATACCGTATTGGCTATCTGATTTATTTTTTAGAACGTATTTGTCAATCTCTTTTATTTGTGTATCAAAACTTAATGAAATCTTTTTAAAATCTGCACCACCGTTTTTAACTAAATCTTCCGCAAATACTTTAATTTTTTTAAGCTCATTTTTATAATTTAATATACCGGCCTGTAATGTACTAGTATCTTTTACATTTTTTACAATAACACGTTTTAGTTCATTTTTCTCACTTGGGGCAAGTTTATAATAATAGATAGCATCATCACCTGTACCAACTGTAAAATATTCTTTGCTTAAATATTTTGAACCCCAATCATTAATGTACTTTTCAAAATTTTCTATTGCCGTTTCAAATTCTTTTATACCTGTGAATACTCTCATATCCACAGCTTGGTCCAAAATTTCCCTCTCTAATATCCTGTCTAAAGTACCCGCGATAACAATAATCTCTCTTAATGTTTTAGGTTTCTCTAAAAATATCTTAGGTAAATAACCTTTTTGAACATACTCTTCATAAATTGATTTTAATAATACAAACCCTCTTGAGGTTTTACTAACACTTTTTAGATATGTTCCCGTTTTTGGGTTATACTTAGTTGGCTTATCGTTTTGAGTAAGGTACATATAAGGCGCGTTAAGAATACCCATAATCGGTATTTCATTTAAAAACGCATATGTTGAACCAACAAATGTTGTACTGATATCAAAGTTACCTGTAGATTCGTTAAATCTTGAAGTGAACTTTGTTAAATGTAATCTATAACGAATAGCTTTTCCATAAAAACCTTTAACGGTTAAATAAAATATTGGCCACGGTAAATGAAAAAATGCTTTATACGGTGAGTTTTTAGGACTTTCAAATAATGTTTTACCTCTTACATCTATAAAATTAATATTAACTTGTGGTATAAAATTACCACCTTTAATGTCTATACTTACACTTTCAATACCAAAAGCCTGTGCCGATTCATCATGTTTTCGTGCATCAATAAAAGTACCATTAAAAAGTTTGGAATCTTTACCGACATATGATTCTGTCCAACTACTATCATATTCACCCGATTTTGGTCTTAATAAATTAAGAGTGCCTCTTGCTACAGACACTAATGTGGACTGTTCATCTTCCGAATTTAACACCGTTCTTGGTATTAAATCCGCCTCAAGATTAACATACATTACTAAGTTTTCTTGTTTAACGTTTCTTGATTGTACTTCACCGTTAACAACGACACTATTAGGGTCGACGTAAATTAAGTTATTTTGGTCAACCTTTATTAAAATATTTTCGTTATCGTTTAGCTTATTGTTCGCCATAATATAAATTGTACAACTCTATACCTTTTTTATAATCTTGTAATGATTCGGTTAATGGAAATGGTATCCTCATTAGTGTGTTATCCGGAATATCAAACTCAACACTATTACTTTCAGGATTGGCTTGTAAAATTAACCAACCAAATAATGGGCTATCATAATATTCTTGGGATAGTTTATCTAATCTATCTTTACCTCTCCTATATTGTACATACTTATCGGTATTTTTAATTGGTATTTCAATACCCGGAACAATTCTAAATCCACCGTCAACCTCAAAATCTTGGTATCTGCCGTAATATTTTCTACTCATTATCTAAAATAATTTAATGTTGTTCCAAGTTTATTTTTTACCGCCCACAATTTACTAATCTCCTCAACCACATTTGGTATTAGGATTGTATCTTCTGTTGGTACGAACTCTATTTTCTTACTGCTTAGTCTAACCGGCACCTTGCTAATTTTTTTCCACTTAACCTTATTAGGTGCATTAATAAATTTATCAATTTTTTTATTAACCTTTTCCATATTAACCGCATCTAAAGTGGCTTCAGCAATTGGTGTTAATATAATACTATTTTGGTTCACTAAGAATATAGATAAAATTTCTGAGAATGTGGAATCATCTAACGTAATTGAATCAAAATTAATTGATTCATCGTCAATTTCGGTTTCTAATTTAGGATAGTTGGTTTTCAAATACTCAGTCGCTCCTGAAAATTCTTTATAAAAATCAGGTGCGGTAAAACCGTCTAATGTTGCGTAGTAAAATCCACCGTCGGTAATTTTAGAATCAAAAGCATTTTTAGTTAAGAAATTAACTTTATTTAATGTTTCTAATAATGAATTTCTTGAATCAACAATACTTGTAATGTTTTTATTTGTGGTAAAACCATCAATAAATTCCACAACAAAATTTTCCATAATAGTCCATAAAGACTCATTAATTTGTGCTTGTTGCGCCTCAGGTATTAATTTTTTTAATCCAAAAAATGTAACAAATTCCGTCGTTCTTATTTTGGCAACCATAGCACCTTTAAATGATGCAGAATAGTTAATCAAGTCATTTATACCTACATATTCACCTAACATGGTTAATTGTGAGTTAGTACCACCATTAACGGTTATGTCAAATTTATTTATTTTCCTATATTTTGAAGATACGAACACGCTTGCCACTTTACTACCATACTTGTCATTTAATGCTTCGTAATTATTTTTAAACGAATCAATAAATTCTTGTGTTTTTGTATGGACATTATCCACCAATTCGCTATACCTTAATATTTCACCATTACCGCCAATATATTCCCCCTTTTTTAAATTTAAAGAAGCCTCAGTGTTGTTTTCAAATTTGAACGCATTTTGTGGTCTTTGTTTTATATCCAATAAAAATGCTTTTGTAAATTTTTCAGCATCTTCCCCATCAATCTTTGAGGTGATTTTTGACCTTTCATCATACATTTCAGTATTACCAAAGAAATTAGAACTTAAAGCGTTTTGTAATTGCTCAACAGGTTTATCTAAACCTTGACCTCCGATAAACGCAATCTGTAAATTTACCGTTGCAATCATTGGTTGTACGCCAATACCTTCTGGATTTAAATCCCAAACATTTTCATCGTATGAAATATTAATATCACGAATAACAACTTTTGAATGATAAAAATCACCAATTCTTAATACACATATTGGTGGTGGTCCGAACGATGAATTTCTTGCACCTAAATCGGTACTATCATTTATTCCTTTAATCGGTATAGTGTCACCCGGTCTAACGCATTGTAATAAGAAAGTTAAACGTGAGTTTAATCCTTCAGGTGTTGTTGAGTGAAATGCCGGATGGAAATATTTTAATTTTTCAGTTAATGATTTAAACGCCAACGGAGAATCATCTTCTAACTTTTTAAAGTAAAAACATTCCGACAACGTTTTTGAGATAATTCTCTGCATTACGTTGATATTTGGTTTTTTCTCTCTATCTAATTCAATTTCTTCAAGTGTCTCTTTAATGATAGTTGTTGGTTCGGGTTTACTCTCTTCTTTTTTACCTTCAGGTAGTTTTGGTACCCTATCATATTTTATAGCAATTTCCGCTTGTCTACAGAAAAATGCAATTGGTGCAGTTATTTTTAACCCCTTTTTAGTTAAAATTTTACTACCACATTTAAGATTACTTTGACCCGCACCACCTTTTTCTAACGTGGCAGTTTCACCTTGTGTTTGGAATTCTATATTTAAAACTCCCTCATTTTTATAACCAAATTCTGAGAATTTAAATGACAATTTCTCAACGGGTGTTTTTGAATTTTTATATTGTTTTAATTTATCAAACTTAAACCACTTACTTTTTAAATCCGGTTTTGACCCATTACTAATTTTGGTAAATAATTCATCCACCATACTATAACCTCTTCTAACCCCTAACCAAAAATTATAATTAACTTCTGCAACTTCCGATGTTGTAGTTGTCACAATAAATGTAGCCTCTTTAACTTTACCTGCATCAATATCACTTTTAAGTGTTTCTGCGGTTGTAATAAACTCATTGTACGATGTTTGTAGTTCCGTAAAACCACTCATGGTTAATCCGGTTTGAATTGAGATTACTTGCTCTTGTGTGTCATCTTTTAATGGGTTTTGAGTACCAAAAATTGTTTTCTTATCGGCTTTTGCATTATCCGTATTAAGTGCTAATAGCTCAATTAAATCCTGTCTTGTTTCACTTATTCGCTTATCTTTATTACTTGTGTATGCCTGATATAATGTCGAATATGGTTGCGTAGCAATCAATCCTTGTGTATCTGCACTCGATGGGAAATCATTATCAAAATATAATCTACCTTTATAATCAACCGGTTTTTCTGTTGGTGCGACCAAATCCTCTTTTTTAACAGGCGTATCCAACGGTGGAGGTACTAAGGTTGGTGTGTATCTTTTAATTGTTGCTTTATCCGGTGGATTGTCACTATTAAGATATTTTAATATTAACGTAACATCAGACTCATCTAAAGTTGTGTAAGTTTTTAATATATCATAAAAGTCTAATTCTTTACAACCCGCAAAGAACGCGTTAATAAAGTTATCCGACTCCTCCTCTTTCATCCCCTTGAATAACTCTTGAGTCATTAAATTAAGAATGCTTGGGTGGTCAACAACAACCTTAAATGAAACTTGTCCTGTTCTTGCGGTATTTTGATATGTATAGATTGGTTCGGGTCTTCCTAAGAATGATGTCTCTTCCCATCTCGCATTATTTTGTTCACTAACCTTTAAATCATATGGTGGGAACCACATAACACGACCACCATTTGGTCCTCTTTCACATGCCGGTAAATCACTAACCCTAAAACCATCTCTATTAGATGTTTTCCAAGCTAAGTTCTCAATGGAGAACATATACTTCTTAGCATAATAACCACCACCATAAGTGTAACCACTGAATATGTTTGTTGAACCGGCAAAATCTCTTTTACCATTTGATATTGGTCCAATGTTTAAATTCCACGGTCTACTAGTGTCACCCATCACACTTGAATCAAATTTTCTGTGATTACCCGTTCTTTTCATTGTATCTGAATAGTTTAGGTACCCCCTATCCTTTGTCCATACTCTACAATATTCAACACCCGCCTCATCCGAGTTGTATTTGTCAACATACTTAATTGCCGAACCACGTGATAATTTCACATCACCGTCCATAAACACTCTACTTGTTTGGTCAATTACATTGGCAACGTGTGAACGAGATGCTCCGCCATCAGTTGGCATTGAATCTAATATCTCTTGTGTCTTACTTAATATTGAACCATCTCTAAATCCAAATTTGGTTGATAATGAGTCTTGTAATAATGACTGTTCAGATGATGAATATTCGGCATTATTTGCACCTAACTTATTTTTTGAATTTTTACTAATCCATGTTAAGTTACCCGCAATACCGCCACCTTCTGTGTAATTTTTATTTCTGTGAAAAAGTTCCGCAGCGGTCTTATCAAACATTAATGTAAGATAGTAATTACTTCTAAATGGTCTATCATACGCATCTATAGTAGCCGCCATTACATTGTCTCCTCTATCGTCACCAATATAAGCTTTACCGGCAGGTGCCTCAACACCAAGTAGATTATTGAACCCTTGAGCAACCCTATCTACAAAATTAAATAACTTAGACGTATTTTGTGAACGTGCAGTTCTTGTATAATTTGGTGCGTATGTGTTAAATTCTAATGAGTTAAATAAACTTTGTTTTGGACCTTGACCCATATATTCGACCATAAGGTCAGAAGGTTTTCTTTCCTGTGTTGGTCTTCTTTGAATACCAATCATTGAACCTAAAGCACCTGTCGCATCTTGAAGTATCTTACCCAACTGAGTTTTTGCTTCGGGTCTTATATTTGTTGGTCTTAATGGATTATTTAAATAATCACCCGGTATTTCTGAGAATGGGGCGGTAACACCTGCCGCTGTTTGTAAAAAATCAATAGCTTTACCCGGCAACGTTTTAGCCACCGTAATTGAATTGTTAAATTCTATTAATGGTTCTCTACCCGTAAGTAAATTAATTGCCGTTGATGTGTTACCGTTAAGTGCGTCAAGTAATCTAACTCTACCAAGTGTAGCTTTGTTAATGTTACTCGAGATTCTTGATAATACGGGCCCTTGTGGATTTTTTTGAATATTTGATGCTGCAAATTTAAATAACTCGGATTCAAACTGATATCCGGCAGTGTTACCCATAATACCAACTAAATTATAGTCGGGTACATTGGTTGGGAATAAAGGGTATAGTTTTAATTCTTTATAAACGTTTCCACTTTGAAGTCTAGTTAGTGTTTCTACACTATCCATGACATCATTTTTAATAACGTCGCCCGGATTACTATTAGAAAATGAACTTAGTTTTTGGAAATCATAGGTGTCTTTAGTAAACGTTTGTGGACCATTAGGTTGTTTTAACGTTTTGTCTATGATGAAATCTCTAAACTTTTTGGTTGAATCAAAATCTAAGTAACTTGGCATTATTTCTGTTTATAATATAAATAGATGTTAATTAATTTTGTTAGTGGTTTATGCCATCTTAGCTTGAGTAAAACTTCTTGGGTCGGTATCGTTTACGTTATATTGTAAATTAATCGTTCTTGTCTTATCGTATTTACTTCCCATTGAGGTATCAATTTTGTTTAATGTTTCTAAAATCTTTTGATTTACATCGGTTTGGACTTCTTTACCGATTTCTTTACCTTTTTCTAATGTGTTATTTATACCGTCGATTAATTGTTGTTGTTTTTCAGGTGAGTTACCAATTTCTTTTAATTTACCCGCAGCGGCTCTTCCTTCTCTATTTGCCCCTACCGAATCTGGATTTTTAACATCAACCTTTTCGTTTAATTTTTGATTTAGCTCTTTAGCGTAACGACTTAAAAGTTCACTACCCGCACCCTTTAAATAAGCCGCACCTCTAACTTTAGCATAGGTTGCCACCACATCAATGTTGCGAGATATTTGTTGTGTTTCGGTTAATTGACTCATAGCAATGTCTTTAATATCCATCTTTGCAAAGGCTTCTTGATTTTTAATCAACACATCTTTTTGCGTTTGCGTTAGCTCTTCCAACTTAATTGGTTCTAAACCTAATTGGTCTTGTAGTGATTTAGGAACAACGATTTTCATTTCACCGTTCTCCATTCTTGAGATGTTTGTTAAGAACTCCCTATCTTTCTCAGGCATATTAAGACCTGATGCCATTAAAGATGCCGCCGCAGACGAACGTTCAGCCGCTGCAATTGCTATTTTATTTAACTCACCCATTGAAATTCCCATTTGTTGGGCCATCTCTTTAGACTTTCTTAAATTAACACTAGTTACTTCAAACCTACCTTGTTCTTGATTATATGTTGCTAAACCACCTGCTGCACCAATTAATGCATCTTGTAACCCTTCAACATTATTTGTTGCCATGTACATTAATTTCAATGGGTCATTAAACGCACCTAAAGCTCCGCCTAAAACTTGCATATTAGCCGTAAAATCAATTGCGCTTGAGGGGTCAAAAACTTTTTCTGCAATGCTAAACACAGAATCCATACTCATTCTAAACTCAAGTGCCTTTCTTGACATATCCTCAAGACCTTTTACACCATTTTTAAACCCGTACTCATTAAGTTTACCCATGCTGGCATTCATAGTTTCGGTAACTTTTCTAGCGCTCATACCTAATGATATGCTTTTTGAAGCTGCAACATCTAAATTTTTGATTGTGTCATTAACACCAACACCTATAGTTTCATAGTCACTCATAATTGTGGCCATTTCACTCATATCTTTTCCTAATACCCTAGCAAGTGGTGCCGCATTTTCCATGGTTTTTGAATTAATAAATCCAAATTTACCTGAACTATCAACCAATCCTGTAAAAAGGTCACCAATATCCGATAATTCAAAACCATAACGTTTTGCCTCAACTGACGCATCAGCCATATCTTGTCTTAACGCTTCCGATAACTCTCCACTTAAACCTGTTTTTGCATTAACTTCAGAAAGTAATTTTGATTCTTCAGTTAATTGGTCAATCGCTGCTTTGTAAACAACCTCAGCACCACTTGTTATGGCTCCAATAACATTTGCACCATTATCTTGTAATATTTTAGCGATTTGTTCGGCGGTAGAATTTGGGTCTTCCTGTCCTAATTGACTTCTATAAATGTCATTCATTTTTTCGCCAATAAATTTTGTGGTCACATCGACAATTGAGAATGTTTTTTTAGCAAAACTACTAATACCATCACCCAAACTTGCACCACCACCGCCACCACCTGAAGACTCGGCGGCACCCGCCGCTGCTCTTGTTGATGATAAGTCTAAATTTTTATAATATGCTTGTTTTCTAGCAATGGTTTCACCAGTTGCGTTCTTATCTACATATTTTTTGTAGTATCCTTCAAACTCATTTGGATTGTTTTTGGCTAATTCGTGTAGTTTTTTATCATTTGGCATACATATAAATAGAACGTTTAACTATTTTCCGTTTCTAATTCGATAATATAATTGATGTAGTATCTTCTAACATAAACAGGCATACTCATAACGTCACTATATGTGAAACCTTTTTTTACTAAAAATAAAATCTCGTCTAATTGATTTTTTCTATAATCCGAAGAAAGGACGAAAAAACTCAACCCCGAACCCTAAATCTATTTGGGTTTTGTCTCCTGACGGGGTTGTTACTTCTTGTGTTAAATCTAATCCAGGTTTATTTTCGTTCACATATTTTCTAAAATCTTGCGAATCTTTGATTGGTAAGGTTTCGATGAAATTACGAATTAACATTAAATCCTTATTACCATTAACGGATTTAATCATAAACTCAAGTTGTTTGGTAACAATTGGTGCGACACCTAAACCATTCCAACTTTTTCTTATTTCTTCAATTTCTTTTTCTTGTTTTTTGGTTAAGAATTTAAAAGTGACATTAGCCTTACTTTTTTCCATAGCAAATGGGTATTCATTATTGGTGTCAGCAACTAAATTAAACTCTTTTATTTTAATTGTAGATAAATCGACTGTTACCGCATATTCCTCATCGGTTTTTGGGTCATTTAATGTGATTTTATATTCACTACCAAATGCCGTATTTCTTAAAAATATTAAGATTGCTTGTCTATCTTCCTCGATTATTTCATCGACAGGTAAATCCTTATCAACAATTTTTCTTTTTAGTAATTCTTCAACAACCCCACCTGAATTGATTAATGCTGATGACGATAAAATGTTTTCATCAGATGCGGTGAGGTAAGCAACTCTTACACTTTTTTTGTTATTAGCGTAGTATATACCTTTACTTGGTAATTCGACTACATCATAAGCGATAGTTGGGTCAATTCTAAATTCTTCCATAAACACTAATTTACATTATAATTAGTTGAAAGTAAAGTTTTTGGACATAATAAAACCGGAACCCATTAGACAGATTTACTAATTTGAGTTCCGGTTTTAATAAAGTTAATAAAATATTAGTAAACTTGGATACATCTATCCATTCTCAATTCACAAGTGATTGAGGCGATAGCGTCGGTGCTATAATCTAAAGCTCCAAAATCTACCGATGTTAAGAATGCTCCTTGGATAATCCATTTTTCAACCACAACACCTGTTGGGTCTAACATTTCTAACTCAATGTCTTTTTTATAACCTGCTGCGTATCCCATACGACCAGTAACTGATTCTGCGTGTAAACGGAACCATTCCATCAAAGCTTGTGAAGCTGAGGGTCCAATTGGGTCTTTAAAAGTAACCGTCATTGAATCCCAAGTAAATCTACCGGCAACATAAGTTGATGTGTTTAAGAAAGGTATTTCAGTTGAAGTTATTTTTGCTGAAGGTCTTTTAGTTGATGTGACATACCATTCATTGATGTTCATTGATGAAGGGAATCTCAAAATAAATCTGTTCTGTCTTTTCGGTTCAAATGGAACCGGCATTTTCATTAGTAAATCTGCCATTTTGTATTTGTTAAATTTTTCTTTATTTTACTTCTTATAAATATGTAATTTTTAAAAAAGTCATTTATTTTCTATTAATTATTTGACTATGTCATTTTTTTTCGTTAGTTTTTTACAAACACCCAGTATTACTAGTTCCAGAATAAATAATAACTAGTATAATACTAGTAATAATAACTAGTTTTAATAATATTAATAAATACTAGTATTACTAGTACTAGATTATACTGGGTAACAAAAAAGGGATACTCTTTATCGGAGTATCCCATTTTTTTTGTCCAATTGATATTAGATATTTTCGAACGAAGCTCCTGTTGGAGTAATTACAAATTCTAAATCAATAAATTCAAGAGAACGAGTTGGTTTGATGTAAATCTTTCCTCTTAAAGTATTAGCATCTATATCCTCAGGGTCATTAGAAACTGAAACTTTAAACTCATTTAAACCTCTTTCTTTCTTAATAGATTCTAAGATAGGATTAACTAATCTCAAGAATTCTTGTCTTACTTGTTCATCATTTTGTTCGAATAACAATCTTACCGCAACTGCCGAGATTAATTTTCTTGCTCTTAATAATAATCTTCTTACGTTGATTCTATCCAAAGCAGATTCTCTAACTTGAAGAGTTTTGTTACCCCAAATGATAGTACCCGTATCAGAGAACGTAGCGATTGGGTTAATTCTGTTCTTATATAATTCATCTCTTTCATCAAGAGTTAATTTCTTATATGCTTTAACCGCATTTACTAAACCTCTTTGGTAACCTGCAACTGCAAACCAAGGATATGATACGTTGTCTGTTAATGCAATGTTTTTCAATACCTCACCCGTTGGTGGAATGAAAAGTTGCGTTGCATTATCTGTATCTCTTACTTGAATCCAAGGCCAATATGTTGCCGAGTAGTTAGTATCCAATGAAACTGAATCCAATGAACCTACAACACCGTCAGCCGATGTATCGTTTGGTGCACCAATGATGTAAAGTGAATCCGCTCTATCATTTTCAACCATATCAATCGCTTGAGTTGTTAATGAACTGTGGTCAAAGAAATTGATACCTGGAGTTGCAAAAACGTTAATGTCAATTGCTTCAGGGTTAGCGAATGTTTCAATACCTTGTAAGTAAGCGTAGTAATCCGAGTTACCAACTGTAGCACTAAACACACCGCTATTATTTACATTACCATTTGAATAAGTTGTTTTACCGTAAATGTACGCATCACCATTTGTTCTTACAGTTCTGTATATATCCCAACCATCACGTCCACCGTATACCGCAAATGTAAATTTACGATAGTTGATATTATCTAAAAGACCCTTATCAGTACCTTCTAAATCGTAGTTAGTTGTTTGGAATACTTTTGTTGAATTGGTGTCAGTAATTCCTGATGCTTGTAAAGAAAGGTGGAAACCGTGACATACTGTGTTAGCATCGTCAGTAGCAACTCCTTTATATTTTAATAAATCACTATCAAAACCAACTTGTGAAGAAAGACCCAAAGAAACTTTCTTTACTTTATCCCCACCTGAAATATTTGGAGTACCGTCAGAGTCGTAACCAATGATATCACCCGCCTCATAATATGTCGTTTTGTACAATACACTACCTAATGTTGATGCACCATCAAAATCTTTATTAGAAGCGAAACCTTTAAATCCTGAAGGGAACGCATCCGTTGGATGATTTTCAGCCATCTGTAACATGATGTATTTCGAACGTAATTCATATTCACCATCTGATGTACCTATTTTTCTACCAACATAACCCGGCATATCAGGGCTCATTGAGCATCT